GTGTTTGACGCAGCGCCTCCAGTGAAAATAGTTCTGTCTCCAAAATAGTTTAAACCTCCAACAGATCTACAATTTATTCTCCAAGAGTCATTAATAACATGACCAGACAGGTTTGAGAATCTAATCGCTACTACATTTGTATTTGTATCGTCTTTTAAGTATTGAATACCTCCGGTAATAGCAACGTTTGATTCTATAACCTTAGACGATCCGAACATGGTATATTTATACGTATTCTTACCGTCGATTGTCAATGTGAATCTTATATCTTTTCTACCAAAGTTATTTACCCAGTTTTTATTGTTTTCAATACCAAGATCATTTACGCCCCTTCCATAAAAAATGGGAGTCTCGATAGTTGCGAATCTAAATGTAAGTGGGTTTATGTTATTAAATACACAAGCAAAATTGCCAAATGCTCCAACTTTTTGAGGAACTCCAGTCTTTCCAGAAGCTGTAACCTTATATGTAAACAAGTTGTCATCGTTAAATGCAACGTTGTTGTTTACCTTAATTTTAAGATATACCCCAGATAGGTTTGGCTTTGATGGGTTATTTAAGAAATCTTTTTCTTTAACTTCAACCTCAAGAACTTTATACTGCTCTGCACTATAAGTAATTCCTAAAGGATCCGCCTTTATTACTATATAATCATTGGCCTTTACCTTATCTACGTCCGACTCGTTTATTAACATATAAACGAAAGGTCCGTCTGTATAGAATATTGTTGGATATATATTGTAGTATGCCCCCTTGTTCTGCTTGATCATTACGCGATACTTCGTAGCAAATGCAGGAGCCTCGTTGTTAATTGTAAGCAACAGCTTGTTTCCTGTGTCAGAGTTTTCTGGACCAATGTATACGGAGTTTTCTACAGACGCAAGCACTGTGCTCATGCGCCCGTATGCGTCAACATAAGAGATACCAATCTCGTAGTCTCTGTCGCTTCGCATGGTCTTTACTGGCTCTCCAATAACATATTCTGTAGATAATTTGCTTTCTGGAACTACGTCAACACCATAGTTCATGGTGATTGCTCCGCCAGCTATGTCTACAATATTGTAAAACTGCGTGTAGTTGCCGTATACTAAACGGCTCCCGATAAGCTCTTGAGCCTTCGCCTTCAACGGAACGTTATCGAACAAACGCGTTAGTTGGTTAGCAGGAAGAACGCTGTAGATTTTGTTGTTTGAGAATGATCTAAATGTAGCTATGTTTCCAGAACGACTCACATAACTTATCTTGTTGTTCCAAATATCTTCTCTAGAAAAGCTATCAATAACATTTATGTTAAGTCCAGACGAGTCTCTGAATACAAGTTGTATCTCTTTTACAATATCAGACCCAATGTCAAAAGACACATCAGCCGAGTTGTAAAAGTTAACCATTGACTTGTTAACGCCAGTACCGTAGTCGTACTGGAAGTCTTTTGGGAAGAAAGCAACCTCAGAGAACGGAGCAAGCGAGCTGTACTCGTTGTTCTGATACTTGTACCGGTAAGAGAAGTACAAGAACTTGTCGGTCATGTTGTTCGTGTCAGTCCCGTCAGTCTTCAACGCGATTGTAGGCGCTGTCAACGGTGGCTTTACGATAACATTAATCTCTTCTTCTGTGAAGTTGTTGTATGGGTAGTATGTTTTGGTATCGATTCTGCGAGGAGGATTGAGTCCGTCCGTCCAGAACAACAAGTCACTGATATAGTTTACACCGGTGATCAAGTACTGAGTATTGAAGTTGAGAACATTCGCGGCACCGGCCCTTGTGTCCATAGCCAACACGGTAGTTAATCCAGTCAACTCGTTGTATGATGCAACGATGTTTCCCCCTACAGCTTTTACAAACCAAAATATCAAAAACTCAGAAGGGACCGCAATGGATCCGATAGCCTTTGCTCCGGTCAATGAAAATGCAGAACCAGAAAACGCAGTAGCAGCAGCAGCTAGTCCGCTTACTTTGGTATTTCCAAGCTCATTCGACAGAGCACCAACGTCTGACCCCTCGGACGTGCCGATGGTAACGTTCATTGCATCTCTGTACTGTCCATCTGGGACCAGGCGCTCGTCCAGGTCCTTGTTCATTATACCAGCTACTAGGCTTCTCTTTAACTCCATTACTTGATCCAGTTATCTTGGTTTCTCAATACCATTAAAATGCGTCCAGCACTGATGTTGGACAATCGAATTTTAGCGTTTCTAAGCATAGCTGACTTCTCTTCTCTCGCACGTCTTACAACGTACTCTTGAACGCCAACCCTGTTGTTCAACACTGCCCACTTGATGTAAGAGTATATGAACTCCTCTGCGAGTTTGTTGACCTTCACGGCATTGTCATCGCCATTCTCAAGACCATCAGAAATGTACTCAATAACGACCAATTTATTGCTCATGCCAGAGCTGAAGTTGATAACTCCGGCAGACTTGTCAATTCTGAATGTTGGGTTGATGTTCGCAGCTTCTGCGTTTAGACCAAACCATCCGCCAAGGCTGTAGTTGAAGTACCAGTAACCATCCACGTTCCATCCCCAGCGCCCATTGGCCCAGCCCTCTCCGTAGAAGATGTCGTATGGGTATCCTTGGATGCGCTTGATGTCAAGCTCGGACGTTCCTGTAATTACATTCCCGTCTTGATCGTACAACACGTTGTCGTTAGAGTCCTTCAAGTATGCCTGAGCATAGTTCACAGTTGCGTTCTCGTGCAACGTGTACAAAACGCCCTCGACCTCCATAGAGATCCTAGCGTAGTTCACGTAGTCTGGAGGCAACACCAATGTCAAGTCTGCACCAACGTTCAGCTCTAGAACTTTTACGTTCCTAGCCGCGTCGTAGTTCAACTCTTGTATTGCACGCTTCGCATGAAAAAGTGCATTGTATCTGTTCAGCGTTCCGATCAGCTTGTCGTCGCCAACGTACATCAACATGAAGTTGTTAACGATGTCGGCCAAAGACACGTACTGATAGTCTCCGCTGTTGTTTGGGTCAGAATAGTATGCTTGGTTAGTTATGTATGCCATTAGCTTTGCTTAGTTTGTTCTGCGTTGTCTGATCCTGTGGCGAACTGCACTACTTCAGCTTCGCGAATATTCACGCCGGCGTATGACAATATCTTGAAAACTAAGTCGTTTTGTGAGCTTTGCGGAAGCTCAAAGTCTTGATAGTCAACAGCTGACTGGTTGAATATAGGCGAGCCTGCCACGACAGTATATGTCCACTTAGGATCAAGAGGGTAGCGAACATACATCGCACTGACGCTACTCGTGATCGATGTTGGGTAAACCTTAATATCATCTCCTTTTTGGTAATATGCTGGATAGGCTGTGGTTGGTGCAGTAATGTTTGAACTCAATAAGTTCATCACCTTGTTCTGGGCCACATATTCAATTTCTTTAGTGCCGTATAGTACAACATTAACGTAGTACCAATCAGCAGGAAGGGCAAACGATTGAGAAGGAGAATCGTATACCAGAGTAGATGACGTAGAGAATTCATCAATTGTTTCTGCAATATTTTTTTGAATGTTAGCGTAGCCATCATTTGCCAGTCTGGCGTTTCTTTTATTTACCCAGTTGGTGTAGTCGTAAAAGTACTGCTCAAAGATTTCAAGCTGTGCTTGCTTGGCAAATAAGTTGAACTCCTCCGGCGTAATATAACCGTTGTTATCCTTATTAAGGATAGCCATAACAGTATTTCTTACCGTGTTTATCATGTCATCACAAAGATAACAAAAAAAGGCCACCCCTTGCGAGATGGCCTTCTTTCAAATAGTTTTAATGGTTACGCTACAGCAATTCCACTAACTGCGTATGGAAGGTTTGATACAGTGTACGCAACATTAGTCCAAGAAGTCTGCAAAGCAGCAACTACGGCGTTTTGAATTGCATCACGCTCTGTTTCGTCTCCAGCGCCAGCAGTGGCATGTGTAAGTGTAACCACTTTGCCGCCACCATAAGTGACAGTAACGGTGGTTGTAGAGGCTTGTTCAATCAAAATGATTCCTGTAGCCTGAACTAGCTGATTTTGTTCGCTAGTAACTGGGATGCTTAAAAATTTCTCCATACAACAAATATACAAATAATTACGATAATTTATTCTTCACAACCTCAGCAATTGGCAATCCCTCTTCGCTTTCGAAGTATACGGTCAACGCAGAGACTGCGTCATCTCCTGGCTGCAAGTTCATCAACTTTCGCTTATTTCCAGGAATGTTAAACCAGATCTCTCTGTTGTTGTTACGCAACGTAAATATACCAGCGTTTAACGCTCTTGACGCCATGGCCGTGTCTTGCAAGTCTGGATCTGAAACCATCTCCAAGAACTCTTTTGGATACTGTCTAGCGTACAACAGGATGTCCCTCTTAATCTCTGGCGTGGTCATTGTTTCAATAACGCTACCATACAACAACTGAGCGATAGACAACATGGTTTCTAACTCTAAGCCCCTAGCAGCAATCTGTGCATCCAACTCAATATTGAGTTCTTCAATGTCCTTAGCAGCTTCTTTTTCTGTGTTAAGCTCTCTAAATACGTCTCCATTCAATGGGTGTAGATCAAGAAATTTTCCAAGCATTGGATTACTTGAATGTACGAATAATACACCATCTTCGAAAATTACCGGTTCCAAGATTGCCTTGTCATCTTGCTCATCCTCGAAAACTGACTTTTGGTTTCTAGAATAGCGTAATGCTCTGTTAGAAGTACCATCGAAGTGCAACAAAGAAAAACGTTTTGTGTTTCTTGATGGAAGCGTGTAGCTCAATGGAGCTTTGTCTTTTGTAAGGATGAATACTCTATCCTTTAGCTGATTTGATTCTTTCATAATTTGATTTAATTAACAGTACAAATATAAACAAAAAGGGTGAGTACATTGTACCCACCCTTCTGTGATAATCTTAGTTAAGATTAAGCGGTTTTGAACAAGAAGAAGTTGTTCGCGCCCAATGTGCACAATGCACGCTCAGACAAGAAGTTAACTCTCATTGCATCCAAATCGCTAGTAGCAGCGCCACCGGCAGAACCAGTAACCCAAGTCTTGTAGCGACGGTTCTCAGTTTCGCTAGCGCGGTAACGAACGTGCAAGAAAGGACGCTTAGCGTTCTTACCCATCACCATATCGTAAACGCTAGTAGAACCAGCAGGAACCAACACACCATTAACTTCACCACCAACGATACCACCACGCAAAGTTGCGTCGTTCAAGTATTTCCAGTCGGTCTTGTAGAAGTCATAACCACGCTTGAAGCCTTTGAAGCCCAAGTTCAACGCCATGTTTTCGTCGTTGTTGAACACACCGTAGCTAGTTCCGTTAACGCCGTAGCTGTTTTGGGTAGACAACATATCATCGATGTCGAAACCGAAGTTACGGTTAACGAACAACATGTTCTCTTGGATAGAACCTTGCTTGTCCAAACGCTGAATGATTGCGTCGAAGTCGGCCAAAGTGCTTGGGTTACCACCGCCCCAAACGTTTCCACGCTGTTCGATAGTGTAGAACAAACCTTCAGTACCACTCTTGTCGGCAGCACCAAGACCAGAACCAACAGATTGCAAGTAATCAGCAGCACCAGAACCGGCACCAGCAGGAACACCTTCAATCATAGCCATTTCCAAGTAGTCCTCGAAACGCAAACGAGTTTCGTGCTCAGACTTGATGTACCACAAGTAGCCAGTTGCACCATTCTCAGTGGTAACTTCTACCCATCCGATCTGAGCCATGTCAGAACCAGATACTTCGTAGTTGTCCTTGATGATGATAGGCTTGTTGTCGAAGATTGAATCTTCAGACTCCAAAGAACCAGCCATGCCATTAGTTCCTTTTGCAAATTCAGAACCGTAAACAAATGCAGTAGAAGCAGTTGATACAGGGATGGTCTGACCTGAAGCAGAATAATAAGAAACTGTGAAAGTCAATCCAGATACTGCGGTGATGATAGCTTTGTCGCTTTGGGTACCACCAGCATTACGAGACAAGAATACAGTTTGACCAATACGGAAGTTACAAGCAGTAACACCAGAATCGGCAACTGTCCAAACAGCGCCAGCATCGGTACCGGCAGCAGCAGCAGAAGTACAGCTTACATACTTAGTATGCAAACGACCTTGCTCTGCCCATTTGATCATGTCAGAGTTAGAAGGCATCTCAGCACCTACTTGGCGCAAGAAAGATGCGATAGAGCGATTACCATAACGCTCGAATTCTTTTTCGTAAGTATCAGGAAGATACTGATTCAAGAAATCGAAGTTGGTAATGTAGTTTGAAGGCGTTGTAGCCTTAACGGATGAGGGGGTAATAGCATACCCGGGACTCACTTGAACTGATCCAGCCATAGTTTTGTTTTTTTAGTTTTTTGTTATTTGTTACGTACTTTTATTTTTAGCCCGCTTCCGTGGTCAGAGTCCAACGCAACAACTTTGAAACCAGTTGTAGGCGTGAGCTGTGGTGCCGAACGAACATCCATTTGGATGTTCTTTGACTCCTTTGCTACACTATCTACTGCTGCCGCTCTGCCTTGCTCATAAAAGTGCTTGGCAAAGCTGTCTGGGTTCATTGCTACTGCGATAGCTCTGTGGTATGCAGCTGGGTCTTTAATGAATCCTTTCTCGTCTAAGAAAGAACCAATAAACTTGCTTACGTCAGATTGAGCCTTCTTCAGTTGTTCTGGACTGCCAGGTTTAAACGAGAGAGACTTGTCGTCGATCTTAAATTCAAAACCTTTGAACTGATCGCTGAAAAGCTCGTCTGTCTTCTTAGCAAAGAACTCTGAGCGCTCTAACTGAGCCTTCTGCACTTCCTCGGATTCTTGAGCATATCTTTTGAAGTCCTCGTACATACTTTTCTCTTCGTCAGAAACTAAGCCACCCCTTGACTCAACGGGTACCTTGTACTGTTCCTTCAGTTTGTTGAAGTAGTCTTTGGCCTTTGCAAGATCTTTTTTCATTGCTAGCTTCTTCTTCTTAACGTCTTTTGGATCGTCAAGATCTTCATCAAAGTCGTACCGAGTCTCGATTTCGTACTTTACGTCTTCGTCGTCATACTCTGGATTCTCCTGTTTGATGAATTCAGCTAGCAGTTGATTTGCAGGAACATCGTCGTAGTTCTTATTCAGCTGAATAAAATCTTCGATTCCTCGTCCGGTCTCTTTCTTGTATTTCAAGAACGCAGACACGTCTTCTGGTAGTTCCTCCGCCTCTTTTCTCGCCTCGAACAAATCGTCAACTGAGTTGATTTCTTTGTTGTACCGATTCTTTAAATATGTAAGAACGTCTGTATCTTCTAGATCCTTGGCTTGCGCCTCGTTGCTTTCGATCTTTTCTGTTGTCCCGTCAGCTGCCACCACTGTGGTTTCTACCGGGGCTTCTTCAGAAGACAAGCCATGCTTCTCTTCGTGCTCTTTCAGAAGTTGTGCTTCGATTTCTTGAACAGACTTCTGTTCCTCGAAGGCTACTTCCTTCACTTTGAATTCATTTTCCATATAAGATTTGATTTTACGTCACAAATTTACGAATAAATGTGACACGCTATTTTGGCTCAAATGACGCTAGGTCAAAGCCATCAAGGGTGTCCTCATTCGACTCGAAATCGACCGGTGGCAAGTTGTTTTTTCTTTGCTCGATCAATTTTGATTGCTGTGTATTCTGAATAGAAATCCGCTTGTCTTTAGCTTCTTCTTTCATTTTTTCTTTGTCGTTAATCATACTAGCGTCAACGCCCTTCAACTGCATGTTCATCTGGAACTCTTGCTGCATTAATTGCAACTTAATTTGAGCTTCCTGTTGCATTGTCTGAACTGAGAACATCGACTCTGCCTCCTTGATGCGGATCTTAGACTGTGTTTCTGCTTCGATCTGTGCCATCTTGGCCTCGGCTGCTGCCTGTGTAGCTGCAATGTTAGACTGAGACTGGAACTGAGACATCATCTGCTGTTTCTCCATGTCCTTCTTCTCCTTGTCCTTGCGCTTAACCTTCAACAACTGGTTAGCAACCTTCAAGTTCTTGATCTCGCGGATGTCGATTGCGTCCTCAAGGGCGATCTGGTCACGGCTCAATGCCATCTGGATGTTTGCCTCAAGCTGTTGCTTCTCCTCTTCGTCAGGTGAAACCTCGATGAAGATACCAAAGTCGTGCAAGTAAAGGTCCTTGATGCTGTCTAGGATCTGGATGTTATACTTACCGATCTGGTTAGCGAACTCCTCACGGAACTCAGCGTACTCTAAAATGTCAGACACACGGCAAGACAATGCCTCAGACAACCTGCGTGTGATGAAGATACCACCATCAAGAATGTGACGAGTTGCAGTGTTTGAGTTAGCGGCTGCCAGCTTCTGTACGCCCACCAAAGCATCGGCGCTAGGCATAGACCCGTCGCGTGCTTCGTTAAGCCCTGTAACGTCGCGTAGCATTCCCATGTACTGGTTGTATGCTGAGATCAAGCTAGAGATTTTACCCTGTGCTGCACTGTGGTTCAGCTCCTGGATTGGAACACGTGCGTTGTTGAACTCACCGTCCTGTGTATAGCTACGTCCGATTACACTACCCGTTTGGAAGTACATGCGTAATGCATCCTCTGGGTTGTAAGCGGCACCGTTGCCAAGGTCAACCTCGTTCAGTCCGTCGGCGTCAATAAACACACCATCTGGTACCATCTTGGTCAACACCTGTTGCAACTTAAGGTGAGTCATCTGGATCAAGTCAGCGAACGCTGTCATCCTGCGGCCCAAAGACTCGATGGCTCCCTTGTACATACGAGGGGCTACCATCACGTAGTTTGAGTACGCATACTGTGACGCAGACTTGGGGCGTGCCATGTTCTTGGACAACTCCCACTTGATCAATTTATTTGAGCCAAGAATCAAGATGCCCTCGTACCAAACGTCAATACGCTTCTCGATACGCTCGAATCTTTCCTCTTGGTCTGTTGGAGGGTTGAAGCTTTCGTCCTTACGGATGATACGCTCTCCACCGCTCTCCAAGAACTTCTTCTTGTATACGAAGGTCTTGTCAGTTTTATAGTTAAAGTACAACAGGGTTACAACGTCCTTGTCGAACAAGTCGTTCCTATATGTACGCATGATGCCATAGTAGTCCCACCAAGCAGATCCAAGCTGTGAAGCTTCTTCTAGTTCTGGCTTTGTGATGTCTGGCTTGATCTTGATCAGCTCAGTGATCGGAACCTGCTTTACCTCTCCCCAGTAGAATACGTCGTCAAAATAGGGTGACTCGGTGTAACTGTATACCAAGTTGGCGGGGTCGACATAGTCAACCTTAACTCCGGCTCCTGGTAGAAATGAGTGCTTCGCACCACCGATACCCAAAGTGGCAAGGTCGTAATCGATACGTTTTTTAGTGTCTGCATAGTTGTTCTGTTCAAGTAGAGTATTGATTGCTTGCTCTTCTGCAATCTCGATGCTTGGCTTATACTTCAACTGCATGTAAAGCTGCAACTCCTCATCGTTTGATGGAAGCTCCTCTACATTGGTGTTGAACGCGTCTACGCCAAACTGTTCCTTTGTCTGTAGCAAGAAATCCTTAGCGACCATGTCGCCTTCGATCATGTCTTGGAACTGGTTACGCTGATCTGCCGCTAGTGCATCTTGCGCTACGGCCTTTACTGAAAAGTTTCTATCAGCCATTCCATTAACAACAATGTCAATGAACTTAGGCATGATAGGTACCGGTGTCCAAGAAAGGTTTAAATACGATAGGTCTCCATCGAATGACATCTCCTTTTTGTACTTCTCAACGGACTGCTCTCCGCGTGCATACAGGCGCAAACGGTGGAACTCCACCCACTGGTTATAGAACCTGCACGAGCCTGCGTCTTTTCGGAACCACTCCGACTGCACCGCTAACCCAACCTGTAGACCGAACTCTTTAGACGCCTTCTCAGCGTCCGTGGCCAGCTGGCTTGGGAAAGTAGTTGCATTGATTATTATTTTTGGATCTGTCATTATTTTCTTAACTCGCTGTGAAAGCCTTTGTTATCGTATTGTGCAAATTTAAGGCTTATTTTTGACTTCTTTACCTCGGGTACATATAAATGTCGTTGCGTTGCCATAATGGCAAGGCCAGAGCTGATAGATGCGTCATGCTTTGTACGGTTGTTGATGTCAAACCGTGCCCAGTCCTCTAAAGTTCTCGTGAACGGCATGGTGCCCATCTCGTCTGTCGGTCTGTACGTGCCCTCCATGTCGATGCCAACGTGCTGCTCGATGTACGTCTCGATCGCGGCCGCGTGGGCCTGCTTTACGTCCTCTGATGAGTTCGGTATTCCACCAAGCTCAAGCTCTGTCTTTGACAACTTGGCGATTGCTTTGTCTGGCCTGTTCATCGCAAATGAACGATATCCCCTGTTCTTGAAGTGATACAGTAGTCTTGGCTTATTGTTCTCCACAAGGATCGGCATGCCATAAAAGAAACAGGCCATCAGTACGTCCTCAAAGAATATCTCCGCCGTCTGTGGACGTGCGATGTACTCAAGGAAGAACTCGTTAACCGGCCCCTCGTCCATGTGGAACTTGGTCAGCCCGTGAAGCGATCCGTTAGATCCACCTCCGCCAACGGCACCAGAGATGTCGTATGGGTCACACCCAAAGCATCCCATGTGCTCGTTGCCCGGCTTGAACCTGCCACCTGTCTTTAATACCTTGTTACGCTTATTATGCTCCGGCATCCATGACACCAAGAAGCGCCCCTTTCGGTCTGGAGTCCACACCACCTCGGAGTCCTTGATGCCGTCTTTCCAGTGGAACGAGCCGCGTGTGATGGATTGGATCTGCACCATCGTGTCGTTGTAGTCGATCTGCTGGTAGATCTTGGTTAGGTTGAACAGAGAAGACTTGCTCTCGTCACGGAACGCGTGCGACTCTGTGCGTGGGAACTGACGATAAAATTCGTTCAGTGCGTCCGCGTCGCTCTTCAGCGCTGCAACTTCGTTCTCCCAGTACTCAACAACGCTCTGTGTGATCCAGCTGCCGTCGATACTCTTTACTGGATTCTCTGGCTTCTCTAGTACCGGCCAGCCATGCTCGTCTATAAATCCCTCAAAGTTCCACTCCATGGGAATGAACAGTGAGTACAGGCCGCTCTTGGTCTGTCCGTTACTGCTTCGCTTTCTTGGGTCTGAGTCATAGTAAATGTCCTTGAACCCAGACCCCCCCTTGTCGAGTGCGTTTGAGGTAGAGCCCATCATACACTTTCCGATGATTCGCGAACCAAGACGAAGACATGTTTTCGTTACACGCCAGTTGTTCTCAATGTTATTTGGCACAAGCCACTTTCCCGATTCGTCATGAACCAGTAGCTTCAACTTCTCACCATCATAGCTGTTGTCAGCCGTGTTCTTCCAGTCAATAGACGTGTCAAGTCCCTCGATCTCCTCCTCGTTCTTATCCATGTTCTTCCGCGTAATCTTGGACGCAGGCACACGGTATCCGAGCTCAGTCTTTGGTTTGTCCATACCATCCTGCACCGGCTTGAAGAAGAATGGATAGTTGTTCGATATAGGCACCACCTTGTCCGTGAACATGATCTTTGCATCGTTACCGGTCTTTGACAGGATACCAAGACGTGCGTTCTTGTTGATGGTTGCCGTGTTCACCAGCTCAGACGAGCTCATAAACGAGAATCCAGAACGACGGTTCTTGAGGTAACACATTCCAAAGCACCTTGTGTCTGCCTTGCACGCCTCCCAGAAAATAAAGAATATGCGGTTAGACTCACGAAACTCTGGAAGACCAACGTCAATCTTGGTCCACTGCAAATACATGTAG